AGCCTCATACCAACGCTGTGGAATTTCCAACTCGTCGGTCAAAGCGCCCACATCCTCAATCTGACGCGAGTACCAGCAAACCATCTGCACAAAAGCAGTCGATGGCACAGGCCAAATGTAAATTTGTGGGTTTGGAATCTGGCGGTTGTACCAATACTGATATGGCTGATTGGCCGTGAAATCTTTGTTTGGCAGGTTGGTGTAGTCGTCGCGGTTGAGCGAAGACATCTGCACCTCAAGCGAATTGTTCCCAAAGTACAACTCGCGAACCGACAGAGTCGTGCCGTTATAAACACGGCAACGATAGTAGGACACGGTCTGACCTGCAACGATGTCAGTCCAAATCCACTCGTTGTCTACAACAGCAACAGAGCCAAGGTCAACCAAAGTCTTCCATGTCGTGCCGTCAATTGAATATTCGTAAATGATTGACCAAGTTCCAGTGGACGCAGGCAACAAACCAATAGAGCCAATGTAGACAGGGTTTGAAACGCCGTAATTGACCGCAATGTTGCCGTTGGTTGATGTCTGCGTGCAAATGGTGTCTACATCGCCGTCATACGCGTTTGCAACGGTTCCGCCAGCAGAGGTGGTGTATGACCCGCTTGGACGGCTCATCGTGCGATACAGCGTGTTCCAGAGGTCAATTGATCCTTTGGGCAGTTCGTATATGTACTTGTCAGGGGTCAGACCAATCACCAGTTTGGTAATTGTCCAGAATTGAATGCCTCGATTGCCTAAATCGGACAAAAGGAAATAAAGCGATTGGCGTGCAGACAGAACCTGCTCAGAGGTCAACTCTTCGGCGAGTTTCCCACAGCGACGAGCGCCGTGATCAATCAATGTCTGAACATTGATGACTGTCTGACCAACAGTTCCTGAGTACGCCATATCAACACTTCCATCTGTTTAAAGCCGCCGCCTTGCGAGTTGGCTGACCTTTTTCATCTTTCATCGGCCCCGGCATCCCGCTCATTCGGGCGCAAAATGAATCTTTGCGTGAGCCACCTTGAGGTTGCGGAGCCTTGAGGTTTGAACCAGTCTCTCGATTGTACTTCTCGCGACCTTTTTGCGTAAGACCTGCGCCTTGTTTTGTTGGCAATTTTTCGCCACGACTAACAGAAAGGTTTGGCCCACCTTCTTTAAACTTCTTACCCTTATCAGCGTTGGCAAACTCTTTGCCCACCTTTTGAGGAATGCCTACCTTTTTAGCAAACGAAGGGTTGTGCGCAACCGCCTCCATCAATTTGTGCTGGGAAGATGATTTGCTTGGCATGATTTACCAGCAAGACTTTGACGCCTTGCCGCCAGATTTCATTTTGGCGGTCTTAGCCGATTCTTTAAAGTCTTTAGCCGTTGGCGCGCCTTCGCTACCCACTCGGCGCATTTTTTCGCCAGAGCCTTCAGCGATTCTTTGCTTTTTTGCATTGATATTGGCATAGAGGCCACCGCCTTTCATTTTTTTGCCTGAATATAATTTTTCCACAATTTCCAACCTTTCAGGTTTAGTTGTTGCTTTGCTGACAATTTTCAAACGCTCTGGTTTGCTTTTGCCTTTTTCATAAAACCCAGCGTCTTTTAAAGATTGGGCTGGTGATTTGCTTGGCATAATTAACCGTAAGATTTAACCATCTCAAGGACGATGGTATAGAAGTCGCCGTTAGAAGCATCAGCAGTGCTAAACAATACATCACCAGTTTTGCCAGCGCCTGCGTTGTTAGTCAAACCGCCGAACTTTTCAAAATCAAATGTATATTCAGAATTTTGTGGCGCACACCAGCAAAATACATCTGTGGTTGCATCCCAATAAATCTGTACTTCCAAGCCATGCGTTGCAACATGAATCCTTGTAATAGTTACGCCAGTGCAGGCTCGGCCAGATGCACTTGATGTCAAAGCAGAAACATCTACCTTCAAAACTTTGCTTTCACCAGTACCGTCAGAAAGGTTGGTGAATTTCATGATTGCCATCCGCTCACCATCTATGAGCGTTTGACTTGCGACTGCATCGGCCATGACTTATTCCTTAAATTAAAAGCGGGGGCCGAAGCCCCCACTCGTTTTCAACAAGCGCCACCGCCACGCTTTTTGGGCAATGGTGCAACCGTTACAGACTCTTTCGTCTTGGTCACACTTTCACCCTTGGGCATGAAGTAGTCCTTCGCTTTACCTGCAAGTTCCTTCACCATGCTCAGTGGGTTCAACGCATCCTCAAGTTCCCTACTGTGCTTTTTTGAAGCGTCGTAGGCACCCTTGGACATATCCACTGGCTTGCCACCTTCAGCCATCTTCTGGTACTTGCTGTACTTCAAGTTGGAGTCAGCCTTGGCCTGTTTCATGGCCGTAGCGTTTTCCGCCTTAAAGTTTGCTTGCAAGCGGCCTTGGGCAGGAGTTACCTTGCCACCGCTTTTGTAAGTACCAGTCAGACGGTTGATGCTGATCGGAGGCGAAGGCTTTTTGGCACCTTGGGGCATCGCGACGGGTTTGCCTGAATCAACAGTTCCCCCCGTCGCGTAGGCTTTTTTTGGGACACCGCCCATCTTGTAACCACCGCCGTTACCAAGAGCAACGCCGCCAGTCTTGTAGCCGCCGCCGTTACCGTTCTTCACGCCGCCTGTTACGCCACTAGACTTGCCAGTGTACTCAGCCGTGTGCATTTCGGTATTGCGATAAGGGCCAGCGCCTTTTGCGGAAGCCGACTCAGGAATAACTCCATTGCCAGCCACGCCGCCTTTGGCGTACTTCTTGACATTGCCGCCCTTTTTGTAGCCACCTTGACCAAGAGCAACACCACCAGTAGCAAGACCTTTATGGCCCTTGCTGGCAGGCTTAGACTCGTGAGACTTCAGTTCTTTTTCAAGACCCTTCATCTTTGTCATCTCAGCCTTGTGCGTTGCCTTAGACTCGCCACCGTTTTTCATTGGTGTCGAAGGCATCGAAGGATTGCCGATTGGCGCTTTGGAGGCCATCGCTGGCTTTGCCATCATCGCCTTGCGGCGTGAGGCCATAGAGGGCTTGCCCGGGGCGCGAACAGGCGCATTGACGGCAGGACGGCCAATTAAGGCTGGAGTCCCTGCCAATGCATCCATAGCACCACCGCCCATAGCCATCTTCTTGTGACCAGATTCGGCTTTACCGCCTTTTTTCATGTTCACATGACCGCCCTTTTTGAGTTTTAACTCAACGGTTGGCTCAGTGGTCATCATTTTGACCATTGGTTTGAATTGACCCATGATTAACGCTCCTTCGCAACGAAGATGTAATCAACAGTCATTGTCTTGGCGACGGCTTCACCATTCTGGATTGCAAACGAAACAGTCAAGTCTTCGTCATCAACCAGATTGGTGGTCACCGAAGTGCCGCCCAAAACGCCATTTGTAAAATACTGAATCGCAGACGCGCCATCGTAGTAGAAACCAAGCCGAACGAAAGTATCGTTAGCCATAGTAGCCACGCTGGAGGTCGTAGTTGCTGTGCCGTTCTTCTCGACAACTAGGCTTACAGAAGTAGAGCCATCGGCCTTAATAAAGAAAACACCATCCGATACATCAAGGGGGGAAGCGTCTGTGATTTGCAGTCCCATCACCACATCAGACTGAGTCGCGTCACTGACTTTGAAGCGTGCTTCAAAGTACAGTTTTTTGCCAGAAGCAAAGCGATATGACTCGCCTACTTTTTGCAAAGCAACAAGATCATCATCTGCGGCAGTGTTGGTAAGCAGAAGCAGACCACCGTCGCCATCAGTCAAAGCCTGAGTAGCACCAGCCTGAGTCTCAGTTACCGTCCAATTTGCGGCCACATAGTAGTCGAAATCTTCATAGTAAGTATGAAACAAGGTTGGAGCAGGCATTGCCAAATCAGCAAACGGCGAATCCTCACCCACATTGGTAACACCATTTGGGAAGCGAGTTACTAGTAAATTTGCCATTGTCTTTCTCCTTATTAATGCAAGGGCCGAAGCCCCCGCTTGGGTTTAGACGCCGGGCGTACCGTACATCGCACGAGGATCGGTGAAGCCGACTTGGTAACGCTCTGTCGCTTTGTAGCGCATAGAGTCAGTTTCAAAATCGCCTTCCATCGTCTTCTCCAACTTGCGACGCATCAGCAACTTCATGCCTTCAGGAGCGTCTGTCTGCACCCACCATGCGGTGGCTGAAGTCAAACGGCTGATAACAGCGGCACCTTCGTCCAGCAAGCCGATAGACTTAACTGGGTTGATGTCGTTGTTGGCATTGCCAGCACGCAGAACAGATTTCAACAACACTTCCGCTTGGAAGACATTGCCGGGGGCCACCACCAACTGGCGGGGCACCAAACGAATCTTCTTCTGGTTGTTGTCCACTGCTTGACGAATCTGGATCAACATCTGCTCAAGAGATGTCTGTGACAGGTTCGCGTCAGTGGTCAAGCGGTTGCTGAATGTACCGTTCACGATTGGGTGAGCGGTGCTGTTCAGAGCAACGCCGTCGCCGCCGGGGTAAGACGCATTGAACGCACGGTTCAAAATGTTTGCCGACAAAGTCTCTTTGGTCTCAATCAATGACTGAGCCAAGTGACGAGCGTACACCTGACCGATGCGGATGTGGTCACCGTCCTCAACCAAAACTTTGGTCAAAGCGAATGCCAAACCAAAGACTTGGTAGACATAACGCTGGAGGAACAGCACGCCACCTTGTTGGTACGACACAGGAGTGCCGTCAGGCAACTGAGGTGCGGCACCAAATCCATAAAGGACTGGCTCTTCGTGGTAGTTACGGGGGATGCCTTCTTGTTCAGTGAAGACGCGTGACCATTCGTCGGTGCGTTGATCGTATACACCATCAAAACACTCATTCAGAATGGGTTCGACAATCGAGCGAAAGTCGGTACTGCGCATTGGAGCGGCCATTTTTTAGTCCCCCTTAAACTGCGTTAACAGACGCATTGAACTGCGACTCGTTAACTTGAACTTGCACAACTGTGTATGCATCTCCCCATGCGTTATCAACGCCGGGGGTCAAACCAATAATCTTCAACTGTGCAGAAGAACCAGCGGAAACAACCGAGGTGCTAATGGTGCATTGAGAGAGTCCAGTGGTCGTGGAGCCTGCTGTAATAGAGGCAAAATCAGACTGAGCGCCTAAAGTCGTTTGTGCCAACGAGCCATTGGCTTGAATGTCATAAACGATAGCGGGGTCTTGGTAGTAGTACGCAATGGCAGAGCCAGTTGTGTATGCAGTGTTGGCAGGGAAATAATTGCTCACACGACGACGGCCAGTAGTGTCAGTCCACTCAAAGCCAGCAAAGGCTCCGAGGAACGCATCACCTGCGGCGGCGGCTTGAATTACACCTGTAGTGTCCAACTTGACGGGCTGGCCCTTCAAGATGTCACTGGTATAGCCAGAAACGATGCCATCAGCCAACGCTACCGCACGATCCAGACCAGAGGGGTGGAACGAGGGACGCAGACCAAAAGGCTGGTTCAATGAAGACATAGTCTTACTCCTTGTTTGGTTAAATTCACCCGCTCAGAAAACTGGTGCGGGTAACTGTTTATCAATATCATCCAAACCTTCGCCCTCGACCTGTCCCAACTTGCGCCCAGAACTATCTCGTCCCACGGCCTGCTCTGCTTGAAGGCGAATTTTGTTCGCTTCCTCAAGAGGCGCTTCGTGGTGGAAATGAGCCATGACATCTTGATACAGTTCCATTGGAATCTTGTACAAGAGCATCTCATTGCACGAAATAAACCCAGCGTGTTCCCCAGCCTTGACTTTGTTGCCATCCAGCCCGGGGAGTTCTTCCGCTTTCACAGGAACATACCCAAGTCGAATGCGCTTGTCGATACTGTCATAACTGTTGGTCGTAGATAACCAGCAAAGGTGCCATCCCTTAATATCAGGGACAGACGGCAATGCACTTTGTGTCCATTCGTCCTTCCACGCCTTGCGGCGCTCATCGGCTGACACGAAATTATCCTCTGGTGCCTCTCGACTTTTGTCAAGACTCGCGCGATTTTCGCGTCCACCAGCAGATAGAGATTTTTTTAAACGAGAATCCATTTTCTTAACTCCTATAACCTTGATTTTGTTTGGCTTCCAATGCGTAGCGTCGAATCATCTTCGCCCGTTTATCAGCGTCATCCCACATTCCAGCATCTTTCATGGCTTGGACTTGATCGCGTGTTAACGCAAACTGATTTTTTCCAATCGCACTACTCGAAGAACTTTCGCGGCCTGAACTCGTCACAACATTCCTTGGTCTAGAATTCCGAATCGGTTTCTCATCGGTATCACCAGTATAACGGTGTGGCAAATACTTTTGCAAGCGGTTGTCAAGTTCTTCCCAATATTGGGGCGTTTTGGGGTTCCATCCCTCT